ATTTGCTCAGAAAACTTTTGAGCAGTTTTGAAATCGTAAGATTCGTTTCCTTCAAGATGGAAACTATAGGCTATAACTTTTATACCAACATTATGTGCAGCTAAAGCCACAGATAAAGAATCAACACCACCCGACAGTAAGACGGCAACCTCACTGTCTGGCACGTTGTTCTTAATGTGATCTTCAAGTAGCTTTCTTATCATTTAACAAGTTCTCTTTTGGTTCAGAATATGGTAAAGCTTCAAAATCAAATTCAATCTTATATTTATCATCAAAATTTGAAATTAAATTCTTCAAGAGCTCTTGCATTGCAATTTGACGAACAGGCCAGTTATTTTTTGCGTCTGAATTTTTGTGGAAGGTAAATATTTTCCAGAACTTCTTTTTAAGCAAATTCTTGTCAGATAAATCCGTAACTACTTCTCCTAGGCCTTCCCACCTTGCGTGGAAATAACTTGTTCCCAAAACTAAACAGTGGCAATCATTACTTTTCCACGCATCTTTTTTATCTTGAACTCGTTTTCTTCCCTCTGCTGTATTATGATAATCAATCAGTTGATGCCCAACTGGTATATTAGTGTTTACCTTTTTATTTTCTTTTTCTTTTCTTAGGGGAATCCAAAAATATCTTTCCATTTCTGCTGGTACAAATCCACACTCTTTCAAGTATTCTTTTATCATATCATCAGTATGATTAATATCATATGTTTCTATGGCACGTCTACACCAATCTAGAGCCTTATCTCTACTTGTTGGTGTTCTCGTATCCTCTCCAGCTCTTTCATTATCTGCACCAGCAAGATACTCAATACCTAATAGATCTATGCCATCATAAAGTTCTTTAGGAATTAGTTTTCCTGTAAGAGTTGGAACATACTTAGAGGCCTTTTCCTTCATTGAGGCCTCAATGGTGTGATATGAACCTATTCTAAGATGTTCTCCCGGCCCTTCACGATCTTCAAGAGCTATTACACCCCTATGATTATCCGTTATCCATCGACCCTTTGTAGCCTCAATGTGAAGACCAATCGTACTAACCTGACCGGGCTCTTCTGGGTGAAGTCTGGTTTGAAACCGTTCCATATCGTGCCACTCTTTTGTTGGCAGAACCGTATCTGGAAGACCGGCCAGGGCTGCTCTAACTCTCTTGACAGCCTCACTTGACTTGTAACCTTTTAGAAAAGTTTGGGTGCTTTCATTGTAGTATGCATCCCAATTTTCCCTTTTCACTACTTCTAACAAATTGCCCTCCTTAGTTCGCATTTGTCTCTCTGTACCAATGGCCAAACAAATAACTCTATAGTCATACTTTAATAAATAATCTGAATACTCTTCAGCATGTTTTACTGGCGTTCCAGTGTAAGATACAATAAAATGTGGAGATTTATCATATCCCAAATATTTGTATCTTGGTTTGTTTGAGTTTATGATAACTAAATATATATACGCATCATATTCTTTATTAGAAATATTAATTAATGAAATACGTTTAAATTCATGGGGCAAATCTTTCACATCATCCCAGCTTACACTGCCTATGTAAGCATTCATTTCATCATTAGTCATCCAAAAAATTCCTCTTACTTAATCTTACATTCCATCATTAATTCTGTTAAACAAGCCACCATGTTTACTTCTTGATCTGCAACAAAGGCGGACTTATATGTGTAATCACTCAAAAGAATGATAGCTTGTGGAATGCTGTTATTTTCAAACTTTGTAAAAAAGCTATCATATAGTTTTCTATAAAGGTTTTGTGGGTCATTATGAATATTCAATGCAACCCATTTTCTCATTTTTGAGAATTCCTTCTCTTTGAGAAATCCTAATAAATCATTTAAATCTTTATCATTTAAATTGGCGAGAATCCCACTGTCTATTTTTCCTGAAGCTGAGTACTTCTGAATTTCGTTCAGCATCCTACGGAAATCAGGAAAGAATTTATTGACTATTTCTACAACTACTTTCTCGTTATATTCTACATTTTCCTTAGTAAGTATATCTAAGATTCTCTGATAAATTCCAGAAGCTATTTGTGGTTTTTGATCAGCCTTTATTGTAAAATCTATAACACTACATCTTGAATGCAATGGTTCAATAATTCTGTTCTTGTAGTTACAGGTAAAAATAAACCTACAGTTCTTAGAGAATTCTTCTATGAATCCCCTAAGAGCAGGTTGTGTTGATTGTGGATTGAGATAATCAGCTTCATCCAAGATAACAATCTTGGGCCCACCGTCTGTTGTCAATGACACAGTAGAAGCAAACTGTTTTATCTTAACTCTTAATGTCTCAATGTTCCTTTCTTCTGAACCATTGATAAGAATAAAATCTGCTCCCAACTCATTACATAGAGCTCTAGCGACAGTTGTTTTACCAACACCACTAGTACCACATAATAATAGATTTGAAATTTCTTTGTTATTTACAAAATCTATAAATATCTTTTTTGTTTCTGTCGGAAGGATACAATCCTCTATTGTTTTGGGTCTGTATTTTTCAACCCATAAAAATTCTTCTTTCATTTAAGACCATAGCCCCTCATAATATTTTCCAAACAAACGAAACCCGTTTGACATACGATCTTGATGATCCTTTTTTCCTTTTTCATCATCCCACTTCAATGTATCATCTTCGTATTTGTAAAACTCACTTTCCCAATTATCTTTACACTTTTGTTTAAAGGTCCAAATCATTTCATCTATAATATAATCCCATTGCTCATGGACACCATCATCTTCTAATTCATTATCTGATTGATGTAGTGATTCTGGAACATCTTTAAGATCGACTAGAGGTGAGCTCTGATTAATTTCTTTAAATTGCTCGAGCATAGGAAGCACAATAAGTGCAAGAGTAAAATCCATACTCCAAGTATCCCATGGGTCAATTTTTACAGATACTTTTTGTCTAGGTGCGAATCGACCCAACCATCTGTGAAAGAATCTATAAGTTGGATAATTTCCAATTTTAATTTTCATTAATCATCTTCAAGTACGATTGTTCTTTTGTTTCTATAATCCAATTCTTGTTGCATAGCAAGTTTGATATTTGGATGTATATTGGATTGTGTTTTTAAACACGCTTTAATGTGATCATTTGTCATTTTACACAATTTGATTTGTCGCAAGGGTTGATCACCATTTTTACCGTATGATCCCCAAGATGCAGCCTCACGTGCTGCAAGAATGCCTTGATCAAGTGAAACTGAAAGATCAACTTCATCTCCGTTTGCTGATCTACGAAGATAATCTAAGCCACCATCTACCATATAGGACTTACCATTAGCATCATCATATGTTACATAATCATGTCGATGCCGACTTTCAATAACTGTACCGTCTGGAGTACGGAGTGCGTTATATACTAACATGAATATTAAGACTCGTTATAAGTTGAATCTGGTTCTAATGCTATAAAGTATTCTACAGACTGTTTCCTATTTGTAAAATGTGCAATACCTTTGGAAGATACAAAGACTGTATAATCACCAGATATCACTTTGATATTTTCCATTCTAAGAAACATTTCGTATGTTGATCCATTACCTTGAGCTACTGTTTTACTAAAGATATTAGAAGTTGCGTTCTTTTTGTCTTTAACAGTTAATGTAACTGTAGTTCCATCACTAGACAATACCATGTCTGGTAACGATAATACAGAAGATGCTTTAAGCAGTGAGTCTAAAACACCCTTATCTAGATCAAATGTAATTTCTGGATCAGGCATGTTTATATCTTTCTGTGGTGATATAACCATTTGTGGATCAGCGTAATAATATGTTACACTATTGTCCCCCTCTGATACAATTACTTTCTCTGCATTGAATTCGAAGGTTGGAGTATCGAATAAAGATACCGCCCCTAGATATTCCGATAAATCATAAATTGAATGTTCTTTATCAAAATTTTCCGAAACAATTGCCTTTGCAAAGATGTTTTTCATTGCTGATACGGTTTTAAGTTCGTTTCCTTCCTTAACAGTCAGCCCCGAATTGATTGATGAAAAATTTCTTAGTATGTCAAGAGTTTCATTGCTAATATTCATTTAATTTCACTTTCCTCATTATTTAAATTGTGCACATGAAGTGCGATTATGCCATAATGTAAAACTTTAAGTAAGTCATTACGATTATAGCCATTTTTCTTACCATAACGCTGGGCATATTTGAGGATGTTTCCTATACAAAAACCTTCTCCATGCCCACCGTCAATAATAAATTCTGTTGCTTGAAAATTATTTTTATTGTAGTGTTGGTTATAAGTATTATCTATATAACTTTTTAACTCAGATATAGCGGTGTCTTCACTAAACTTATAATTTAAACTCATAATACTATTATACCAGTAATTACTGTCCTGTCAAGTGGTATCTGTGGGCTCACTCTCACTGGTAATCGCCCCAGGGCCAACGGCCGCCGTGTTCTTCAATATAATCTGGATGAGTGGAACCGCCCTCATCTTCCCATTGATCAACGGGTTCCCGACCATTCGAAAGTGGTTCCAAATCATTCATTAATTTCTCTGATTCGGATTTTCTATCGTATTTAGTTTTATCTCTGTGCGTACTCGGTTTATGGAATTTATCCATATTCTTTTTCACAGGGTCTTGTCGTTTCATTTTTTCACTTCTTCCAAAGATTTTATCCCAATTATCCGAGAAAGCTTTCTCGTTTGAGTTTCGTCTTTTACTACCTTTTCCACCATGCCATTCTGTCATTCAAGGATATCGTCATATCCTACTCTGTAGAATACTGTTATCTCCTCACCCTTTTTAATAGGCCGTATTGTGTATAATTCTCTTTGATTGCCATCAGGGAAATCTATATTTGTAAGTATAAAGCTGTTTGGTTCTTTTGAGTGATTTATAAATCCTCCAAGTGGAGTTCTTATCCAACCAACCCTTGGTGAACTAACCCAAATATGAGTCACTCCAAGATAGACTCCCGCCTTTATATTTTCTGTTGCGTGTAAACCCAAACCATTTATTTTTGATTCTCTAATCGTCAACTCGTCACAGAGTGGCCTGTAGTGGTGTGATTCAAATTTCATAATTCTTTTATAGCCTTTAAGTTTTTATTTACTTCTTCTGTTGATAGATGTCCTATTGGAGCCACCCGCCAGATTCGAACTGGCGACCTGATGCTTACAAAGCAACTGCTCTACCAACTGAGCTAGGGTGGCAAATCTGGTTACTCATCAACTTTTCCATAACAATTCTCACAAAACTGTGGTACTGCTGGATATACTCCATAATCTACTTTAGTAAATGATGGTCTGCCTACCATATCTTCAGCCTCATACACCAAATCTGTTGATAATATTTTAGTACCACATTTCCAACATTTGCCTGGGCCAAACTTTTTACTAAAGTGGATTGTTGACATATTATTTAATCCTCTTTTGAATAATACATTCTAATTATAAAAACTCTGACTAATGCTGCAAGTGTCATACCCGCAGTTGCAAAAACAGAAGTCCAAAAGAGAGAGAGAAATAATACCTCTAAAGATATATACAATAATCCTAGATTAAGAGGCCAACTGACTATGAGGCCTGAAAAAACTGTTACAGATGTTTCCCTTATTGCTAATTTTGTTTTGTCGTTCATAATTTTTCTCTGTTTTTCTTAGTGAGCAGAACTCTGTCATCCTATCTTTAGTCATTTCTTTCTCCGTTTCCCCAATCAATTACAACTGGAAATCTTGGAATACCATCTGGTGTTTTCTCAAAGTACCTACAAGTTACCCATGTAGGCTTATCTTCTTGTTCCAAGAGTGCTTTCAATGTTTCTTGATTACCTCTCACACCACTTTTGAAGGTTCTTCCATCACCGAGCTCGAGTTCAAAGTGTTTAGCGTATCCCGCCCAATTACCTTGACCTTCTAAAACTTCGACAACATTAAATTC